CAACGAGAACTTGGAGAAAAGTATATGAATAATGTAATAAAAATAGATAGCAAGATCAAGCAATACAATTTCTATGAGGTAGCTGACCAAAATGGCATAGCAATATGGGGTGGGGAAAGCTCACTTGAGGCTATCCGGTGGCTAAGGCGTAGTCCTGCTGAAAGTAGGGTATGGGTGAGTGTGTGGGAGAGCGAGGAAGAGGAAGCGAGAGTGACCACAGACCCGATAGATATAACCTCCATAGTTTTAGCCACTATTGCGGATACAATGGAGAGGTGGGGCAAGTGATACTGGCGGTAGCGATAGCTATGATAGCCTTTTATTTAGTATTAGAGATAGATGGAGAGTAATGGTAAATCAACAACGACTAAGAACAGCAGCAAACCAAGCGGTGCGACAGAGAAACTATCGTAGAGCGAGGGATAGGGCGCTTGCTAGATTAGCAAATGATTACCCTAATGTTTATAGAACTTATCTTGAGGAAGAGAGAGAAGCTGATGAACAAATGGGTAAGAAATGGCTTGATCTTGACGGCAACACTAGGACTACTGGTGGTCTTCGCACCGAAGGCTGGTCTGCCTCATCAAATAAATCCCGTCATAGAAAAAAGAACTAAGGCTACTGCTGATGAAAAAAAGCACAACAAAGAAGTCGCAAAGGGTTACGCTTACGCTGCTCAAGGGTGGAGAGGAAGCGAGTGGGAGTGCCTACTCGCCCTTTGGACCTATGAGAGCAGATTTGATAACTTTGCAGAGAACAAATCAGGATCAAGAGCTTTCGGTATTGCTCAACTACTTGGAGAGAAAGATGTTAGAGCTGAATATCAAATCCTTAAAGGTCTTAAATACATTAAACACAGATACAACACACCTTGTAGAGCCTACGAATTTTGGCTCAACTCAAGCCCCCGTCACTACTAAGTTATGATACTATCTAGTCCTTGATCGGCTCTCTCCGATTACAGAAAGATAGCCCCGCAACCTTCCTGTGGGGTTGTCTTATTTATTTAAGTAGGGATTGCTTTGAATATTTGGAGAAGATCAAATAAAGTCAAGCGACAATTAGGATTACTTAATTCATTAGCTAGGATAACCAAGAGACCAACAACTAAAAACAATATTGATATTACTGGGATACCAACTTTAGCCTGTATCTGTGGCAGTAAGATGTTTAATATTACTGTGATGTGGGATGAGGGAACGAGAACTGTAAGTTGGTATGATCTAAGACAAGAATGTAAAGTATGCGGTGCGGTGACTACCGCCCCAACTGATATAGATGGGTGTGATTAATGCCGACCTACGAATATGAGTGTCCAGGAGAGGGTATTAAATTAGATTTAAATTTGCCTTATGACCATAAACCACCTCGTTGTGAAATCTGTGGGGCAGAATTAAAAAGAATTTACTCTGCGACTCCAGTTCATTTCAAAGCTGGAGGATTTTATTCTACTGGCGGTTGAGGTTCTTCAGGTAAGTCTTCATCACGATAAGGTCTAAACCCACCGATCTTATTAATTAATTTTCTGATAGCTCTTTTGTTTCTCATACGAGCAGTATCTTCACTAGGTAATCCCAGATCACTTGCTATCGTAGTAAAATCTAAAGCATCTTCATAGCGTAGGAATAATAAATGTCTATCCTCTTTATTTAATTTCCAAAATCCAGCATCAATTTCAATCATCATAGCCATCATATTGCCACCCTCAGAAGGAGCAGAAGCACGAGCAGAACCACCTAAATCTAATTTGTGTCCAGTATTTATCTCACCCCTTAAGACAGAAGGTAAGAGAGCTTCAATCATATCTGCTTGGTAAAAGAATAAGTCAGAGGTTTCATATCCACCGGACTTTGCTTTCCACTTCTGGCAATAATCTAAGGCTTGATTACGCAGAGAACGATAGATTAAATTCTTAGCATCCTTCTCACCTATTGCTTCCCAAGTATTTAATTTATTGGGATGCTCAACAAACCACTCGTATAAACTTTGTTGTATATCTTTTATATCAATCTTAAACTTAAGGTGATACTCAGATGCAACAGAATCAACTATGTAATCCCATCTTTTTATACGATCCCAATCTATTTTCACAGTAATTTAAACCCACTTGCTACAGGTAGGAAGGTAACAAGCTTTGTCATCTTCTCTTTATTAGCAAACTCAGTAGTAATTGGTAGCCACTTCTCTTCCCAAACTGGTTTAAAACTTTCAGCAGAGAGGGGGAAACCCCACACACCATCAGGGGTATAGTTAATATACCAAGCCTTATAACCTAATTCTTTAGCGTTATCTATTAGGTAGTCATACTTTTTCTTCTCAAGTAATAAAGTATCGTAGTGAGTATTGCGGGATTTTAATTCAATAAACATTCTATAGTCATCACTTAAGCAATCAAATCCATCATAAGAATTAGGAGAGTGTTCTAAATCTGGGAAGTGATACTGCTTTAACCAATCAAATAATTCTTGTTCTTTCATTTATTCCACTTCTGCCGCAGGACAAGTAGACCTATGACTGCATAGTTAGCCATATCTTTAAATGAATCCTCAAGAGATTCAAACTCAGGCGTTGAACCGGTGTCGGTTAGGTTATTAATACGAGCAAGTTTGTCGTGCATCCGCACTCGCAAGCCATTGATCGGACCACCTGGTGATTCAGATATATTCTTTGGTCCGTAATCAAGATGTTTCTTGATGAGTAATTGTTCAAGCTCATTAAAGGTTTCAGTTACAGCTACTGCAAATTCGGCATTGATAATAGGGGGATTGTAATTTGTAGTATTAGTTTGTTGTCCACTATCTTCTTTGATGTTATATGGAAACCTTGCATTTCCAAGTGGGTTATAATCTGCCATATCTCTTCACTCTCCGCTTTCTTCATTTGGTTTTTCCTCATCTAGTAACTTCTTTAAACTGCTATCAAAGTCAGTCATCTCTGATGTAACTACAACCTCTTGGACTATCTCATCTAATATATCGTAGCCTTGATCTGCTGCGTATAGGGATAGGTATGTTGTCTGGGTTACTAACTTAATCTGTTCAGCGTTGTCTGCACTATCGTAAAAAAATCTAAGCAAAGATCCTAAATGTAATCTGTAATCATTGGGGAGGATTAGATAAGGATCAAACTCTTCTTCATCATCATCTAAGTAATGCCCTACTAACTCAAAAGAGTTGGGGAACTTAACCTTACAATCATTGCAGTAATTCTTGGGGATTTTATTTTTATCATAATTCATAATCCCGCTTTCTCTTTTATGTAAGCAGCGCCGTGCTTTATGTATGCGCTATTCACATCATCACCATCAGAGAATTGTACAATAGTTACAGGCAACTCTCTTGCCAAACTGCGGGCAAACTCTGTGCCAGCTTGATCTCCATCAGCAAATACAAATACTCTTTGAAAGTCTGCAAGTAATCGGGTGTAATGTTTCTTCCAGCTATTAGCCCCAGGAACACCTATACAAGGGATGCCAACACAAGCCGATAGAGTTATAGTATCTAACTCACCCTCACAAACCGCTATCCAATCTCCAGCTTTTTCAATATCTAATACGTTATACATCTTGGTCTCAGCACCAGTCATACCCATATACTTAGGCTCTACAGCAGGATTAAGAGAACGAAAACGCAAGTCAACAACACCAGACTTTGTAATATACGGGATAGATAATCTTCCCTGAAACGCCTCGTGTCCAACTTCAGGCTCTACGACTACGCCTAATGATGCCAGCCGCGCTACTTCCTGTGGTATTCCTCTGCTTTTTAGGTAATCTTCCGCCTGATAAATGTTTGCCGCGTACTTCTCCGCTGCTAGTCCCAATAATTCCTTCAGCAATGCGTTCTGCTTCATTTAAGCTAACCCCTTCATACTTAGATATTACTTGGATGCTATTGCCTTGGACACCACACGCAAAACAGATGAAGATATTTTTGTCAATGTTTGCACTACCGCTTTGATGCGTGTCCGAATGGAAAGGACAACGTAGGTAAACTTGTCCATAAGTAATACTGATCTTAGCCCCATAATGAATAAGAATTTCTTTGATACTTGGTAAATCACTATCATTTCGGTTCACCGTATCCAGCCTTTCTTAGTAGATTTACCATATCTTCTAAACGTAGGATACATACCCATTCACCAATCTTACTCTCGCCCTGACCATTAAGGCGCAAACACACTATACCTAAAACTTTTTTCTTAGCTCGTTCTTTAAGTTGTTTTATAGCAGCAGTAGGATTAAACCCAGTCCTAGCTTTAACTTCCCAATCTATTCCAACGGTGCCAGTTATATCTGACCCAATACGCCCAGCACCGGTAGATTCTGCGTAGGGAAATCCATTAACCGCTAAGTATTCTGCTACTACTTTCTGACTGCGGTAGCCTCTATGCTTGCGGGACTGTGATGCCACTCTTATCTTTTCTAAGAGTACTAATCGCTAAGTCCAAACCCATATTCAAACCATCAGTCCATTCATCTTTTACTTCAACTTTTAAATGTTCCATTTTATTAATAATTTTATCTATCTCAGCTCTCGTTTCAAACATAACAAGTTGACGGATCTCCAGAGTCATATCATTTTCTTCTTGCATCATATGTGTTTAACCATTCTCAGGGATGTCATCCATAAACATATACTCGGGGTTAAAAGATAACCAACATAATAAATTACCATTAGCATCTGCCCGCCCGTATCTATTCTTTACTGGTGCCACAGCCATTGAGGTACCTATAACCCCTAGTGTACAGATAAGTGCAGGTAATTGTGCGACCTTACCCTGTAGTGCTGATCGTGGCTGACAAGGATCTCCTGATACAGCCTCTGATGTATGGTGTAAAATAATGATTGCTGCGTTAGTGTGCCTAGCTAGATACTTTAATTCTTTCATAATAGCTCTCATAGATGAGAACTCTTCACCGCCATCAGTTGCGATATCCATTAGATTATCTACAAAGATAGCTACTGGTGGACAACCCCATAATTCTTCAAAGGCTTGAACTTCCTCATCAATGTCCTGTAAACTGGGGCTAGATTCAAATGACCAAACAATGTGCCCACCTTTAGATAAGGTAGCTTTAGTCCAACCATAATCACTATTCATTAACTGCTCTACATCAGTCTGATTCTTACCTGAGATCATTGATGCTAGGCGCATAGCCATAGTATGAGCATTGGTATCAGCGGATATATATAAGGTTGGAACCTTCATCTTTAATGCTAAAGCTAGGGCAAGAGTTGACTTACCTACTCCAGGAGTTCCAGCTAACATAGAAACTTCTGCTCTACGTAATATTATTTTATTGCTTTCAAACGATTTAAATACTGAGGGTAAAGGTTCCCCGCCTATATCACTTCTACCTATACTGCGAACTAAGGTTTTCATTTTTACCTTCATTAAAAGTAATTGGGTATTTTGGATATAATTTTTTGAAACTGTAAGTCATTTGTCTTGTTGACCAATTATGTAAAACAAACATACATTTAAGATATAATTTCATTTTATCCCCAATAACATCATAATAAAAGCAAGCACTTGTTGTATTTCTAAGTAGAATAAGATTAACATCTCAATCATTTAAAACCCCTATCTTAATATAAATGGTGGTAGGAAAGAAGTCTGCTAGTTTATCCCCAAACTAAGAAACTACCTTCCTACCAACTCTATTTATTTATGCGCTAACTGGTTGACATTGATCGGCACCCTGCGGTTGAGAACATACCCACATTTTGTAAGGCTTACCGTTCTTCTTTGATACTCCCGACATATATTTTCTGCCCCCGTGAAGGCAGGTAGGCGATACTTCCCCTGTCGGGGCGGTTGTTGAGGTAGGAGATTGCATAGTGTCTGGAGTTGAACCAACTATCCCCAAAGGGGCTGCCACATAATTACCTGACACTATCCTAGATGTTGCTGCGATCTGAGAAGAGTAATCACTTACTCCCTCAAGAAGAACACTTAGCTCTTCGGCTGTGTGAGCACGGACATTTATCATATCTCCTGTGCCAGTTTTGTAGGAAACTTGTAGTTTCCAGTCTTCGTTTGCCATATTATTTTTCCTTCGCTGTAAATTGACAATGCTCTGTGAGTCCACAGAAATTGCAACTTGATAGGTTAGGAAGAAATATACCAGCCTTACGAGCCTTATCAAAGCCTTCTGCAAAATATTCTAGCGTGTCTAAATTATA